TGCTTCTTGTACAATACTAGGAAGCAAGTCGTTTAATGTTGTGGTTGTTGAACCTGCCATGTTAATCTCCTTGATATATTATTAGGCTAATCCCGCAGTCTTACGATATTCAGCGTAGATCTTGCGGTGTTCTGGATTTTTCATATCTAATTTAGAAGGATCTATCTTAGATTTAAAATCTGAAATATTTGATCGTGTGTTAGTGGTGCTAGGTGTTGCTGATTTAAAATGCGGATTCGAATCTAAGAACTCTCGCACTAGGTCTTCTACACTGACCGGAGTACCCTGATCACTGTAGCGTATTTGACCCTTGCCATCAACAACTTCTACTTCACCTTGATCATTGAGTCTAACTTGGTTTGTCAACAGTGTTCTAACCTGTTCTGGTGCCACAGCTTTGAACTGTGCAGCAGCATTAAGGATAGGTGTATTAACCTTGTATTCACGAATGACCTGATCACGACGCTGTATTTCAGCATCTTTCTTGGCTGCAAGGTCTTGTAGAGTCTTTTCAAACTCGCCACGTTTGATCTGTTGTTCCTGTTGACGCTTTTCGGCTTCCTCACGGAGTGCCTTAAGTTCATTAGGATCACCTAAACCTTCATATGGTTTAAGAAGTTTCTTTTCCAATGAGCCACGCATACGGGCCATCATGTTGTCTACTTCTTCTTGTGTATAAGTCTTGGTTGCTTGTGCCTGATTTTCAACAATCGTGTTGTCCGCATCAGTTGCGTTATCTTGTACCAATGTATTTTCTGACATTGTGGCATCGCCTCCTTACGAGTAATGTTAGTATTTATAAAGTTTAACCTAAAACTCCATATTAACTAGTTATTTGGGTTTTTTATAGCCTTGAGCATAAATGGCTCGACCTTGACGCTCTGCGGCTTTCTTGGTAGGATACACTTTGCCTGTTTGACCCCATTGGTATCCGCCTGGTACTTTACGAACTGGCATCTTTTGCTCCTATGATAATATATGGTGAAAAATACATGAACAAAAACATCATTGCCCAAAAATCAAAGACTGTTTCTAAGATCATTTAACTGCTTCCTGTTTTGTTGTATCAGTATAGGCACCGGTGAGGCAAATGGACCAAACCCAGGATAAGAAAATAACCACTCATCCTCGCCATGATCTAAACCAGCAGCCAATGCTTCTACAGTCTCATGTGGTGCGTTTACTAGATAAACCCGTGCCTGATAATTGCCCAGCGGCAATATCCGACCGTCATATTCCACTATGTGTATTTGGCCTCTAACATAAGCACTGTAACTCCAAGGGCATTCTACTCGAATGCTCTTGAAGTACTCATACCAATTAACGTTTTGGTGGTTTTTTACCACGTCCACGACCTCTTCCCATTCCCATAATGTTCTCCTTAGTATTCTTCTTTCTCATGTACATAACCCATGGCAGCATAGTCAAGATGTTCTTGTTCTGTGCGGGCTATGTATTTTTCTCCAGTGGCTGGATCAATCATATAGTGTGGTTCAAATGGTTTCTTTTCTGGGATTTCTTCAGGATTGAATATCTCAGGTATGATCATGTCACCCTCTTCACCTAAAAGTTCAATCAATTCATGGTCGATGATATTCAATACTCTAGGATCAGTAGCAGCCTGTTTGGCTTTGACCAATGTCTCCACAGCATTCTGTGTGTCTCTGATAGCAAATGAGTCTGGATATTCGATCTTGCCATCCCATGAATAACCTTGATAGTAGCAGAACCATTGCCAGATATTTTCTTCTGTTAATTCTAGGCTATCTGCTTTCTCTGATAGTCTAGCATTCAGCAATTGAAACTCCTGTTCCTGTGCCACTCCACTCATGCGGCGTGCTTCTGTGGCACGTATTGATCCAGTGTTGGCCATCTTGTCGATGATTTCACTGTAGTGGTTAATGCTGGTAAAGATTGAATTGATATCAGTGCTGACTGCCAGCATATATGGACGTAATCCAGGATCTAGATTTTCTTCTATCTGGATGATAGCACCTGCTCCTGCTGCTGCTTCTGTGCCAGCAGTTTTAACCAGTGCTGGGTGGCCATTGATACGCACTGACTGTTCTACTTCTGATGACATGTTATAGATAAACTTCTGAGCATCTGCTATGTCAGTGATGTCTGAAATACCAATACCACGTACTGGTGATTTCTGATTGTAGGCACAGATCGCAGGTATTTCACCTAGTTGATTAGGTTCAATGGTGTGTTCAAGCACAGTGCGACCTTTGTGATCTACTATCCAAGTGTGTATTTCAGTCTCAGTCCATTCTTTGATAGTAGAAATTGTGTCATTGGCATCTTCAATATACTTGATATATGTTAGATTATAACGACCATTTGGCAGTCTATTCCATGACCAGTCTGTGACTACTAATGGTGTGATTAGATTAACATAAGGACGCACACCTTGTTGTAGTTCATCGCCTTTAGTGATAGCACCAACATTAGGCTTGACTATCAGCACCCAAACATGACCGAATACCGAGGACCAGGTCGATACTTCTTTCATGAATGAATCAAATGAACGGCCGTCCATGTCAGCATCTTCAAGGAATTCTTCTAGTGCGGGATCATATTCTAATGAACCAAATTCTCTATCAGGTTCTTTACGGAACAAGAAACTAGTATAGGTACTGATCACAGATTTACAGTGATTTTCTAAAGGTGTGCTGGCTATCCTAGCAGCATATTCACCACCAGTTTCATTGACATATTTGGTCAGGTGTTGTCCACGCTGCCATTCTTCTCCGCCCATGTAGGCTTCTAGTAGATACTGCCAACGATCTCTATTTCTTGTGTAAAGTTGATTACTGTCAGTAATCAACAGATATTGTTCTAATAATGTTTGGTTCATGGTCCTTGTCCTTGTTATGCTGCGATTTGGTGCGTCCAACGCTTAGGTTGTGGTGTGTCTTCACGTTCACGTTTTACTGGGAATATGTAGTCAACCATATAACCTAAGGCATCATTCATATGAGAATAATCAATATTACCACCTTTTTCAGGTTGGCTAGAGCCTTCTTTGTAAACCTGCCGCTCTAAACATTCTATTACAGATTTACAATGAGGTTCTACAAATAATTTTCTAGTGCCGTCACTGGCACAGAGTCTTGAATTTACTGCGTTAATTCTATCTCTCACCGGCGTATGTTGATGAGGTGCTTTGACTACGAATCCTGCGTTTTGGAGGATCGTGATGTCAGTAGTGCCGCCAGCCGAGGTTTTTCGTTGTCTGCCGGCTGGATCTGGATAGACCCAGATCTTACTCTTTGGGTATCTGCTCTTAATTTCTTCCACAATTTCGGTGGTGTTACTAGAAAACAAACGGATTTCATCGACGACATGTAGGACATCTCCATAACGTATGGCTATGACTGCTGACATAGGATCAACGTTAAAGTCAATACCCACATAGATCACAGAACGATCCGCAACAGCACAGGCTCTGACATTATGTATGCGTTCAAAACCATAGTAAACACGTCCCGTGAATGTTTCAAATGTTGCTAGGTATTCGGCTCTAAATGTACGTTCATCTAGATCACGACGTGCCTGTTCTATTTCTTCTTGAGGAACATTGCCACCATCCATTGTGGTATACTGATATGATATCCAATTCTTTGGATCTTCATCTTTCATATTCCATAATTCATAGGCCCAATTCATACCTTTGGGTGTGCCTATGAACAAGGCTTTGCCTTGCTTATCTGATAAGGTGGGACGTAATGTGGTGTACCACGCTTCGGGGTCGATGTCTGCGAATTCATCAAGCACGATAAAGTCCAGACCAACACCACGGAGGCTGTCATGATTATCAGCACCCTTGAGACTGATTGAACTTCCATTTTTTAATTGTATCGTTAGTTCAGTCTCGTTGATCTTATCAGCCCAACGGAGATCCTGAAGTTTGTTTTTAAGTTTTTTCCACACAATATTCTTACTCTGACGATAGGTTGGGGAAATATACCATACGTCTTTGCCTGGTTGTCTAGCATGCCAACATAACTCCCTTATGGCCAAGTGTGTCTTGCCAAAACGACGTCCAGCGATGACCACACGGAATCTGCGTGGATCGAGCGTTATGGTCTGTTGTGGCTTGCTTAATGGCATTAAAATAATCCTAACATTTTAGCGATGCTGGCAGCAACCGCTGACAGTACACCACCTACTACCCAAGTGAATATCCACCATAGGCGGCTGTCCATCTTGTCTAATTTATAATCCTGTTTGTCTACGGTCTTTTCAATGCGTTCAACATTGCTTTTTACAGAATCAAGATCCTGCTTGATATGCTCAAGGTGGTTATTCTTGATCTGTTCAATTTCAGCCCATAGGTCCTGTACGTCTTTTGACATTAATCATCTCTCCATGGCAAAGGTTGATTATCATCTCTATTGAGAGGATTATCGCTTTGTCCTAACATGTTTTTACCTAACCAAATCAACATGGCAGCATTGCCTTG